CACCTGCGCCCCTACCTGGACGCACCGCTCGAGGAATGCAACGACATGGGATCGACAAGGACTGCGCTGATCCTGGCAGCCGTGGCTATCGCGGCAGGCCTGGGCATGTGGGGCGTGCTGGCGCTGATTACGTGGGCGGTGTCGTGATGAGCTACGAAAAGATCAAGGATGCGGAATCCCGGGACATTTGGCAGAGGCTGAAGGATCAGGCAGAAGGGTCGCTCTTCGAAACTTGGATTACATGCGACGTGCCATGGATGCGCAGCGTGGGCCTAGCCATCCGGGCAAAGCGCCTGATAAATCAGGAGAGGAAACTGGACGGGAGGCCTCCGCTATGAAGATGCGCAGACACAGCAAGCGCCAGGCAGTGGCGTCGCGCCGGATTGTTTGGTACCTGCGCCAGGATGTGGAAAGCCTTGCGCTTCTGGTGAGGGCGGTTCAGTCGATGGGCGGGCTCATAGATGAGATGGAGGCGTATCGCCGGCGCTTCTATCCGCAGCAAGGTGAAGCACATGGCCCTCGATAGTTCGCAGTACAGAGACCCAATGCTCGTGCTGCAGGACAAGCAGGAGCGAGAAGCGCGCAGGGCAGCCAAGCCAAAGCCCATGCGGGAAGACCCATTCGGAAACGTACTACAAGGCAGGACCATCGTTATGACCCGTGAAGAAAGCGAACAGATCGAAGAACTGCTGATGGTCTGGTACTACTGGGCCAAGGCAGACAAGTTTCAGCAGGGATACGACAAGCACGCCCCAAGCTGCAGGATGGCGGACCGCAGCGATGTGCATGCGACCCAGGAGGATATTGACGCACGCATCGACACATACGATGCAGAGCAGGTGGATGTGTGCATCAATGAGCTTCCCCTGATGCTCAGGGCGGCAATCGGTGTGCACACGGCCAACAAGGCGGCGAGGGCAACCGTGTTCAGGAACAACCGACTGACCCGGGAAGAGCAGCACGCCAAGTATCAGGAGGCCAAGACGCTGCTGCTGCCTATGTTGCTCCGGCGCCAACTGGTGAAGATTGCGGCATGACCAGCGCTCCAGTATCGGCAGAAGCCGACGAGATCAAGGCAGCAAAGCGGGCATACCAGCAGCAACGGAGTACGGCCGGGCTACGTGGCATCGCGTGGGATATCACCTTTGATGAGTGGTGGGGCATCTGGCAGCCGTACTGGCACCTGCGCGGGCGCGGCAAGAACGGCTTATGTATGGCTCGACATGGGGACGCCGGGCCGTATTCCCCAAGCAACGTGTATCTGACGACCAACCTCGGCAATATGAAGGACTACCACCATACAGAACGGGCAGCACTTGCGAGGCAGGAGCGGAAGGAGAGGTCCGAGGCCGAATTCGCACGCCGAGGGCCAACGTGGAAAAAGGACGTGGAGCTGTTGTCGCACTTGGCATACAAGACTTTGGAGGGTTCGCGCTCTACTTGCAATATCGTTGAGGATGACGTATCCTCGTGAGTGAGGTGCCAGAGGTGCGCCCAGAGTATTCATGAAGCCGGCCAGCCGAAAGGTGCGCCGGCTTTTTGCATTGGAGGATTGGCTCTATGGTTTCTTGCTCAGGGTCGCCAGCGGATCAATTCGTCCAGTCACTCCGCGGATTTGCTGCAGAGACTCGACAACTTCGCGTAACGCGTGCGCCTGCTTCTCATCAAGGTCTTTGCCAAGCACCCGCATGCCTGGTCCCTCAAAGGTCGATGTCAGGTGGAGTTGGAACTGCTCATAGTTCGGATGGGTTGCCACCAGTGACGCCAACGCAATGTGATAGCCCTTGAGAATGGTGAGCATGGTCTCCCGCTCGCGGTCCAGGTATTCGAAAGCCTTCTCGGCATCTTCTAGTGTTTCGAATTTCATTCTCTTTCTGCCTTCAGGTGTGTCAGAACTCCTGTTATAGGCGAGGTCGGATCTGACGGTCCGAACAGTTTGCGTACAGCGCAAGTAACCAAGCCCCGACATGGAGAGATCCGCGTCGGGGCTTTTTTGCGTCCGCCCACATGAGAGACAAGACTGAAGGCCGCATCACAGGCAGGCGACTGCAGGCAGCGCGGCTGCGCATCTGGTCGCGTGACCCGCACTGTGCGATGTGCCGCAAGCTGGTGGAGTATCCCGCAGGCTTTGAGTTGGATCATCGGGTGCCATTGTTCAAGCAGGGGACGAACGATGACGACAACTTGCAGATCCTGTGCGTCGGAGTGAACGGCTGCCACAGCAAGAAGACGGCAAGCGATCTGGGGTACAGGTTCCGCCCGATGGTGGGGCTGGATGGCTACCCGGTCGAGGGCTGAACGGGATAGCCGCCTCGAGAGTCTGGGGCGACCTATTGGAAACCGGGCGGTCCCCTTCGTGCGCACGACCGCGAAATGGGACGAATTTTTAGCAGGTACGAAAAATGGCCGGAAGACGACCGACACCGACCGCGTTGAAGCTGGTGAAGGGTAATCCTGGCAAGCGCGCAATCAACAAGCAGGAGCCTAAGCCGGCAAGGGAGATCCCAAGCGCTCCGGCGCACCTTACCGACGAGGGGAAGGTGGCGTGGGGCCGACTGACCGTCCTGCTGGACCGCATGGGCGTGCTGACCGAGGCCGACGCGATGGCCCTGGAGCGGCTGTGCGACTGCTATGCCGAAATTCTGTCCCTTCGATCCCTGGTGGACGAGAAGGGGCGAACCTACGAGACAGTGAGCACGGCTGGGGAGATGGTCATCAAGGCCAATCCGGCCGTTCCTATGCTTGCCGACGCGGATCGGCGCTTCAAAAGTTATCTGGTCGAGTTTGGGTTGACGCCTGCGGCCAGATCAAAGGTACAAGCCAAGCCGAATGACGACGAGAAAGAAGACCCCATGCAGGAATTCTTCGGGTAGCGATCCTGCAACGCAGTACGCGCAAGAAGTCGTCAGTGGTAAGCGCATAGCTGGGCCGGATATTCGGAACGCGTGCGCCAGGCATTTAAAGGACATCGAGGGGGGGGGAAAGCGGGGTCTCGTCTGGGACGTTGAGGAGGCGAACAAGGCAATCCGGTACTACCGGAGCGTCCTGAAGCTGAACGGCGGGGACTTCGAAGGAAAGCCGTTCGAGCTTCTTCCGTGGCAGTGCTTCATTGTTGGGAGCCTGTTCGGCTGGAAGGGAGCAGACGGATACCGGCGGTTTCGTGTCGCCTACGTGGAGACTGGCAAGGGATCAGGTAAGTCGCCCCTCGCGGCTGGAGTCGGGCTAAAGGGCCTGACTGCTGACGGCGAGGCGCGTGCCGAGGTGTACGCGGCGGCCACGAAGAAGGACCAGGCAATGATCCTGTTCCGTGACGCTGTGGCGATGGTGCAGCAGTCACCGGAGCTATCCAAGCGCCTGACAACGAGCGGCACTGGGCAGAATATCTGGAACTTGGCCTATCTGCAGACTGGCTCCTTCTTTCGCCCTATCAGTTCGGATGATGGGCAGTCGGGTCCACGCCCGCACATGGCGTTGATTGACGAGGTACACGAGCACAAGACGAATACTGTCGTGGAGATGATGCGGGCGGGCACAAAGAGCCGCAAGCAGGCGCTGATCTTCATGATTACCAACTCGGGCAGCAACAAGACGGGGCCGTGTTGGCAATACCACGAGTATGGCTCTCAAGTGTGCGCCGGCATCAAGAATGACGATGGGTTCTTCGCGTTCATCTGCTCGCTAGACGAAGAGGACGACCCGATACAGGACGAGTCCTGCTGGTACAAGTCGAACCCCTCGCTACAGGATGCCGACCTGCCGGGCATGAAGTACTTGCGCGAGCAGGTGACGGAAGCCCGGGGGATGCCTAGCAAGGAAGCGATGGTGCGCCGGCTGAACTTCTGCCAGTGGACAGGTGCCGAGTCACCCTGGATCAGCACGGATGTCTGGAAGAAAGCCGCCCGAGAGTTCGACTGGCGCAGTCTGCGAGGCCGAAGGGCATATGCGGGGCTCGATCTTTCGAGCACTACCGATTTGACCGGACTCGTGTTTCTTGTCGAGCCGGTGCTAGACGATGAACCCTGGCTGATGGTGCCGTTCGCATGGCTGCCGGAAGAAGGGCTGGGCCGGAAGGAAGAGACAGACAAGGTGCCATATGCGCAGTGGAAGGCGCTGGGATACCTGGATACGACGCCAGGACGCGCCATCAGCAAGAGGATGGTCCTGCAGCGGCTTTCCTCCCTATGCAGTTTCTTTGACGTCGTGAGCGTTGCTTATGACCGTTGGCGGATCGAGGATTTGATCGCTCTGGCTGACGATGAGGGGATTGAACTGCCGGAGATGACTCCCTTCGGACAAGGCTACGGAAGCATGGCCCCGGCGGTCGAGTACTTCGAAGAGCTTCTGCTAAACGGCAGCCTAGCGCACCCGAATCACCCGGTGTTGAACTGGTGTGCGACGAACGCGGTAATCACTGCAGATGATGCGGGGAATAGGAAGCCGTCCAAGGCGAAGGCAACCGGGAGAGTGGATCTGATTGTGGCGGCAATCATGGCCGCTGGAGTGGCCGCCAAAGCCGACGACGGTGGCGACGTCGACGGATTTTTCGATAACCCGATTATGGTAGGAATCTGATGGCTGAGAATAAGAAGCCGGGTCGGGTGAAGTCCGCCTTGCTGAACTGGATAGGTGTGCCAATACACCTTACAGATGGCGCATTCTGGGAGGAGTGGTCAGGCAGGACGTCGGCGAGCGGCAAATCGGTTTCCGTGGATTCCGCGATGCAGCTTTCCGCAGTATGGGCGTGTGTGCGCCTTCTGGCGGAGACGGTTTCAACCCTGCCTCTCAAGGTTTATCGCAAGCGTGCGGACGGATCGAGGGAAACCGCGAAAGATCACCCGCTGTACAGGCTTCTGAGCCAGTCGCCCAATGCAGAGATGACCCCTGGACGGTTCATGCTGATGGTTGTGGCGAGCATTTGCCTGCGCGGCAATGCTTTCGTCGAGAAGATCAAGGTTGGACAGAGGGTAGTGGCGCTTGTGCCGCTCTTGCCGCAGAACATGGTCGTGAAGCGGCTGGAGAGTGGTCGCCTGGAGTACACCTATACAGAGAAGGACGGCAAGCGCGTCATCCCCGTAGAAAACATGATGCACATCCGGGGGTTCGGCCTGGATGGGGTGTGCGGCATGCATCCTATTCTGGAGGGCCGCGAAGTTTTTGGGGCGGCAATGGCTGCTGAGGAGGCCGCTGCCAAGGTCTTCTCTCATGGCCTGCAGTCTTCTGGCGTACTGACGCATGAGAGTGGCACGCTTAAGCCAGAGCAGCGGGAGAAGATCCGCCAGAGCTTGGCCACCTTCACCGGCTCCAAGAACGCCGGAAAGCTGATGGTTCTGGAAGCCGGGCTGAAGTATCAGGGAATCACCATGAACCCTGAGGCAGCCCAGATGCTGCAGACTCGGGCGCTGAACGTGGAGCTTATCTGCAGCTGGTTCAAGGTGCCGCCTTTCATGATCGGGCACATGGACAAGCAGTCCAGTTGGGCCGCCAGTGTCGAGGCGCAGAACCTGCACTTCCTGACGAACTGCCTGCGCCCCATTCTGGACAACATCGAGCAGGAGGTTTCTCGGTGCCTGATCGACCCGACCGAGCGCGACACCATCTATGCCGAGTTTTCGGTGGAAGCGCTGCTGAGGGCTGATAGCGCAGGACGTGCGGCCCACTACTCGACAGCCCTGCAAAACGGTTGGATGAACCGGAACGAGGTCCGTGCGCTGGAGAATATGGCGCCCATCCCCGGCGGCGATGTCTATACGGCGCAAGTGAACCTGGCCCCATTGGCCCAGCTCGGGCGCCCCGAAGCCACTCAGAACTAAAGGAATTCCCATATGACGATTCGACACTTGCCGGCAGCGCCGGCTGCTTTGTCGCGCCCTGGGGTTTCTAGCGACATCACGCCAAAGGCGCTGGAGCGCTGGAACCCTGCCATCCAGGCCGCCGCCGAGGACGAAACCAGCATCTCCATCTTTGACCAGATCGGCTATGACGGCTGGACAGGCGAGGGCACGACGGCAAAGCGTATTGCTGCGGCCTTGCGCAGCATCGGCGGTGCGGATGTCACCGTGAATATCAACTCGCCGGGCGGCGACGTATTCGAGGGACTGGCTATCTACAACATCCTGCGCGAATACAAGGGCGCAGTGAAGGTAAACATTCTCGGACTGGCCGCTTCTGCGGCATCGTTCATCGCCATGGCCGGCGATGAGGTGCGCATCGCCCGGGCTGGGTTCCTGATGATCCACAACTCATGGGTGATGGCGGTAGGAAACCGCAACGACCTGCGAGAAGTGGCCGAGACGCTGGAGCCGTTCGACAGAGCCATGGCGGACATTTACTCCGCTAGAACGGGGCAGAGTCAGGAAGAAATGCTTTCCATGATGGATGCCGAAACCTGGATTGGTGGAAGCGATGCCATTGAAGCTGGATTCGCGGACGACTTGCTCTCTGCGGATCTCGTGCAAGAGACGCAGGGAGCCAATGCATCAGCGAACAACGCTATCAAGCGGTTGGACCTAATCATGGCTCGCCAAAACATTCCCCGGTCTGAGCGTCGAAAACTCATTCAGGAGATCAAATCCAGCACGCCGAGCGCTGCTGGAAACGGTATGCAGAACGCTGCCGATATGGGCCTCCCGGCCCAAGCAACCGCCGATCTGCTCCAGGCCATCGCCCGGTTTCAGTCGGCAGCACATAACGTAAATTGAGGATTCTGCATCATGACGACCACTCCCGAAGACCTGCTGAAGCAGGTAACCGCCTCTCTCGAAAAGGCTTCCAGCGACTTCAGCAAAAAGGCGGAAGACGCGCTCAAGGAAGCCAAGAACGCCGGCACGCTGTCGACTGAGACCAAGGCTGCCGTCGACAAGATGGCAACCGAATACAACTCCCTGACGCAAGCCCAGGCGAAGCTCCAAGCCCAGCTCGGCGAAGTAGAGCAGGCATTTGCAGCTCTGCCGCGTGGCGCTCAGGGTAAGGAGCGCAGCCGTACAGCAGGTCAAGAGGTTGCTGCATACGAACCGCTGAAGGCGTTCGCATCGAGCCTCGAGGGCGGAAAGCGCCTGAGCGTGCCGGTCCCCCGCGCCGCTCTTCTGTCGCCTGACGTGGCGGAAGGCGTGGTCGAACCCCAGCGTCTGCCCGGCATCGACGCTATGCCCCGACAG